CCTGCTCCACCTCCACCTCCACCTGATGAATTTCCACCTGCTGTGCCACCAGCACCATTATTACCCTGTGAAGGTGAAGTACTAGGAGTATTTCCAGTGCCTCCGGTTGCGCTACTGCCGCCAGCACCACCGCCACAACCTCCAGCACCACCGGCATTGCTTGAATATGCTCCATAACCACCACCAGCAGCAGTTATAGTGCTAAAGGTTGAGCTTGTTCCGTTTGTACCATTACCGTTTGCAACTTCTTGGCCAGCAGCACCACCACCACCAACAGTGACGGTATAAGTTGTTCCTGCTGTTACTGAAAGATTTGTTCCTGCTAAATACCCGCCTGCTCCACCTCCACCACCATTGTTGGCTCCGTTAATTCCGCTACCACCACCACCACCACCACCCACAACCAAATAGTTGACTGACGTAACACCTGTAGGCGCAGTCCAGCTTCCACTGCCATAAAATGCCTGAACTACATTATATGTAGCGCTTGTTCCGCTTCCCAAAGAGGCAAGGAGGATTTGTAATATTCCACTCATGTCAAACCTGCTCCAGAAATAATCCAGGTAGTGTTTGCAACTTTAAGTGCGGAAGCTAAACCATAAGTTGCTAGAGTACGGTTAGCTGCATTGCCTGAATTGGCTAAATACATTGTATCCGTTGATATAGAAATAGTGACATTGGTGTTTGACAGGTTTACAAAAGACACCGCTGTACCAACAGTAAACGCTGTGGTTGCATTGTTTGGTATCGTAAACGTAGCTGCTGCATTGGTTGCATAGTAAATATGCTTGCCTGCATCCGCTAAAGTAATGGTGTAATTACCTGTTTGTAAATCTTGTGGAATCGTTAAATATCCAACTTTGTTTGTACCATCAACTGTAGCGTTAGATGCTAAGTTGGCACTAACTACGTTAGTTATAGTGACATTACTTGCAGATGTATTTGTTAAGGTAGAAGTAGTAAGCGTTAAATTACCAATGCTTGTAACTGTGTTACCCAATACTACTGACGTATTTCCCAGAGTAATCGAGGTGGCAAAATTGCTGTCCAACTGCGACAAGGGAATTGATGTAGTTGCGTTAGCAAATGTATATGGAACAGCCATTTTAGAACCTCACTCTGAGTTCATGCTCGAACTCAAATCCGTTGATGACGAAAGCAGCACTGTTTGAAGTTACTGTCATTCCTAAGTATTTTCCCCAGTTTGATGCGTCAGACTTGTATAACGTGTAACCTGTACCGCTTGACCAGCCTACTGTTGCATTTGAATTATTTGTCCAAGGTATTGTTACTCCACTGGCATTAATCCAAGTTACAAATGTTGTTGCTGCCAAATATGGTATTGTTTGGCTTCCGGCCTCTGAGTCAATAGTAGCGCTTACACTTGCACCTGAAGTCAGAGTTGCTTCAATACCTACCTTCAATGATTGCTTGGTGCGTATGGGGTCTCCCATTGGCATCAAAGCAGTCTGCACATAACTACTTACATTACTCGTTGTATTTGAATACATTTGCACACACGATGTACCGTTTGTGCCATATAAATTTATTTTACCGCCAACTGGTGCCGAAGTCACAAACTTCTGTGCAGCATCTCCACTGGTAAAAAACCATTTCTTTTCAAAGAATACCGCTTGTATATACCGGCTTGTAGATACAGTACCTTGACCGCCTGTGTAATAAAAATTAAAGGCTGAACAAAGAATGTTGTTTAACAACACCTGGCCTGCACTTACAGGTTTAGTAAAGTCTATGTAAGGGAATATTCCGTCTAATGGGTCAGACAACTTTGAAGTTGTAGAACCTACTAAAGCATAAATACCATAATCATTCATAAACAACACTGAACGGAAATACGGAAATATTGCGTATGCACGTTTTGAACCTACTGACGCACTGACGTTAGTATTAGTAAAGATGGTAGTGCCGTTTGACTGCACTTGTATATTGGAAAAGACGTTGATTGAGTCATCGCCAAATATGTACAAAAAGTTATTTGCAGACAATAATTGCTGAATATTTCCATGCAGGGTTGAGTCAGTTAAAACAATTTGACCTGCGGATACAGTAGAAAAGTCCGTAAATCCTATTGAAGATGAATAGGTTATGGTTCTACCTTGCGCCACCCATACACGACCAGAGAAAGACGCCACGCCAACAATCGGATTAGTCTGAGCAATACCAGTAGCTTTAGCATTGGTCGTAGCACCACCACCAGTAATGGTCACTACAATATTGGATGTGTTTGTATACCCGGTACCATAGTTATTCATAATCACTTGAGTGACTATGTTTCCTGCAATGATTGCAGTACCGTTAGCGTTTGCACCACCGCCACCCGTAATAGTAACTACGGTATTAGCTGCGTTGGTATATCCTGCGCCACCATTTGTTACCAGCACAGACATAGTGCCAGTAGCAAAAGTAACTAATTGAGATATTGCGTTAGCACCTGAACCGCCGCCTCCACTAAAAGTAATTGTGGGGGGTGAAGTGTATCCGCTTCCAGCATTGGTCAAAATGATTGAGCTAACTGAGTTTGCGGTAAGACTTGCAGTTGCAAAAGCCTGTTGGCCGCCGGTTTGGTTAGGCGCACCAATCGTTACTGCCGGTGGTGATGTATAGCCAGAGCCACCGCTTACAATACCAATAGTACCAACCGAACCTACGTTTATAAGATTTGTGCCATCCCAACTGTATAAACCTTTATTAGAATCAGCTATTAAGGCATTTGTATTTTGCCACTGGCCTACGTTTGTTAAACCATCACCAGTAAAAATACCCGCGGCCGCTACATTGCTTAATGTTGATGTTTGTACGTTTACAGCTTGCAGTGAACCGTCAGCTTGAAACGCTAGCAGGTAATCGTATATACCTATGTTGACCGAGGTAAAGTTAGTGACGGTATTAGCAAACGTAATTGAACCAACATTGGAATATGTGGGCGTAATCTTAAGGTTTGCATAGCCAATAGGCATAGCGTTTTCAAGCCAAGAAAATTCTTCTTCCTTGATAGCCGTTCTATTAGCCTTGGTGTCAACACCTGCAAACTGTTTGACAACCGCATACGATTTCTTCTGTTCTGCGGCGGCCATGTTAGAAAGGTGTCGAGTAAGGGGTTGGCATCCGTCTGGTGGATATAGACACCAGTACGGCCTGAGTTTGCTTTATATATTCTTGCTTGAATATCTCTGACTCACCATAAGACTGTTCATAGAACTTAGCCTGGTAAGCCGCGTAGAAAATAACCGGTGAATAGTACGGGTCATTGATAGGGTCAACATCTGAACTATTAACCAAAGCCGTAGGCAATAAAACCGTATCCAAATCAACGGTGTATATGTTGTCTGGTACCGGCGCAATAATAATCGAACCTTGTCCATACTGAGTGTAGCAAATAGGACGCCCAATATAGTTCTGCCAAAACCGTAACTCTGCATTGAACTGAGTCCAGGGCAAGTAACGTAAAGGTATGCGCGTATTTCCCCAATACAGGTTGACGTTAATTATATCTAGCGTCTGAAGACCTGAAGGTAGCGATACATAGTTGATTTGTTCAGCATTGCCCACATATTGTATATAAGCAGTGCCGTCTTGAAAGGGCGTACTAGGCGGGTAAACATTACCGCTATAGTTTGTATTACTACTACCGGGGTAAGCCGGTGCTGTTGAGCTTGTTGTACCAGCAGTTGTAACTTGATAAGTGTAGATATTACTGACTAGCTGTTGGCCTACTGTGACTGCGGTATTTGCGGTCCACAACACCGGGGCTTGGCCACCAGCAGAAGGGGAAGTAGGAACAGTAGTTGTTTGTATGGTGCGTAGCGCACCTGTATCACGAACAACGCGTTCACGCGCATTGTTGATATAGGTTGTTAGTTGCGTATCAGAATAGAAATTTGCATTTGCATCATGCAGCAAATATCTGAGTTGCGTAATGTACCCGCCAAGTGTTTGAGACATTTATCTCTCATGTTAAGCAGCGCGGATATTTCCCCCCGCCCTTCTTGCGTTAGGCAGGGGTACTCTCTCCACCACCGGGGATATGAAGTGGTCTGGTTTCGGAGTTGCCTCCGTAATT